ATGAAGTTCACCGAAGGCGCCTTTAAAGACTGGGGCTACGAGCTGATTCGCGAAGAATTCGGCGGTGAACTGATTGACGGCGGCCCGTGGCAGAAGGTTAAAAACCCGAACACCGGTAAAGAGATCATCATCAAAGACGTTATCGCTGATGCCTTCCTGCAGCAGATCCTGCTGCGTCCGGCCGAGTATGACGTTATTGCCTGTATGAACCTGAACGGCGACTACATCTCTGACGCCCTGGCGGCGCAGGTTGGCGGTATCGGTATTGCACCGGGCGCGAACATCGGCGACGAGTGTGCGCTGTTCGAAGCGACCCACGGTACTGCACCGAAATACGCAGGTCAGGACAAAGTGAACCCAGGTTCTATTATCCTGTCCGCTGAGATGATGCTGCGCCACCTGCAGTGGTTCGAAGCCGCAGACCTGATCGTTAAAGGCACCGAAGGCGCAATCGCCGCTAAGACCGTGACCTATGACTTTGAACGTCTGATGGAAGGCGCTAAGCTGCTGAAATGTTCAGAGTTTGGCGACGCGATTATCGCGAACATGTAATCCAGTCTCTGGGTTAGACAAAAACGGGAGCCGTTGAGCTCCCGTTTTTTAACATCATCCAAAAGCTTTCCCCAAAATCTTCCCCAAAACTATTCCCCAAAACCGACGAAAAATCATACTGCTTTTTTTCCTACAATGACCCATTCTTTGCCTCTGTCATCGTTGTATTTATCCGTCATTTTCTTAGATTTATGGCCTAGCAGCTTCTGAGTATCCAAACCCTGCTCACGATATAGTCGTTCAGAAAGAGACCTCTGCTCATGAAAGGTGGGCGCAGTTCCATCATCCCAGGTAAGACCGCTCTTATCCCGAGCTTTTTTAAACGTAGAGGTTAGAGTTTTCGTGGATACCTGATCGCCACGGTTTGCCTGCGAAGTGGTATGTCGAAAGTGAACAAGGTATTTACTAACCACTGCATCTCTGCATTTTGATATAACATCGCGTAGTGAAATATCTAATGCTTCATTACTTAAAGAAAGAGGAATAGCGAGACGAGTGCCCGTTTTCTCCTGCTCAATATGTAACATGTCATCCCAGATATCTGAGAACTTCATATTGCATATGTCACCAATGCGTTGACCAGTTACTAATGCGAGTAACATCCCACACTGTAAATATGGTTGCTGGTGTTCGGCGTAGCCATAAATAGCTCTCCATTCCTCCATTGATAAACGTTGTCTTGCAATTCTATTTCGTGGCTGCTTAGTGGCCTGAGCAGGGTTGTAGCCAGGTGGGACATGCCCAGCGTGCTGCGCCTCTTTAAAAACATCAATTAATACCATGCGAACAATTTGAGCCATTCTATTATGGCCCTCAGCCTTAACAGAATCTGTTATTTCGGAAATATCTAGTGCTGAAATATCTTTCAGGTATTGCATACCGCAATGCTCACGAAAGAGTCGGATAGGTTTTGCTTTCTGCCGAAAAGAGTTTGGTCTAAGTTCGTTGTGTTTCAACCTTTCCTCCTGCACTGATTCATATTTATCGAGCCATACTGAAACTGTAATGTCCGAGCGGTTTCCTTTCATACGGGACAGACGCTCGTTAATACTAAGTATTTGCCTAGTGCGCTGCTCTGCAATTATAGTGTTTGCTTCGCTTGCCACCTGCTTTGCCTCAGCTTCATCCGTGCCGAGGCTATGAAAACGCCCAGAAATAGGGTGTTTGTATTGCCAGTAAACCTTACCGGTGCGTTTATCAAGCTTGCAATATAAGTTTGGGATAGAGATTTTATGAGTGCGCGGTCTAGCTGCCATCGTTAATTATCCGTCTCAATTTTGGGTTAACATTTAGTGGAAGTTGAGGTTCAGCAACTACACCTATAAAACGAGCTTCTCTGTCAACCATCCAGCGCCGTCCGACTCGCATCGGCGGTGGCGCTATCATTTGACCTTTTGCGTATTTTTTTAATACTCGCTCGCTAGGGGCTTCACTACCGAATTCATCTTTCGCCCATTCGAGTAAAGAGACCATACGTGACATTTTTTCTCCATACACCGGCTGCACCCGGTTAACGAATATTATAAGCACATGACGAGCAACCACCGCGGAGCCCATCATTGCAGGTTTTACATAACTCGTGGTCTTTATGTTTACCTGTATTTAGCTGGTGGACAATTTCCACAGGAATAAGCACTGGTAACGGAACATGAAGCGAATGTCTGCGAAGGACTGACAGTTCGTTTGCATGTTCAAGGGCTATAGCTTTCCAGTCATCTGCCTCCGCCTTATACCAGGCTAAGTCCTCACGCATACGGCGCCAACGCCGGCGTTTAAGTTTGCTGGGCATCAGTCTTCATCCTCATCCCAGTCATCGTCGTCATCGTCGTCATCGTCGTCATCGCAGGATGCGAGCAGAGGATTCATTCGCCGCCCGACCTGGCTGGCGTAACCTTGCCGGCCGAGGTTACGCAGCACGCCGTATATTTCGAACATTTCAGTGCGCTCATCACCAATGGCCAGTTCGCAGGCTAGCGTGTGACACTCGGTGGCAAGCGCCGATATCTTCTGAAGCAATTCAACTTTATTCACACTTCACCTCCTGCGGGGCAGCTGAGAAGTGATCAACGCCTTTAGTCCAGATTTCTTTGATAGTCGTCCAACTAACAGGCACTGTGATTTTAATTCTCCCGCTGCCGTCGCATGTTTCGCACTCATCATCACCAAAACACTCAGGGCAGTTTACGAATTTAGTTTCTGAAAACTCACCGGACAACGCGCCCTTTGCGCCGTTCTCAGCGGTTAACGTCATCGGCACCATCACGTAACCATCCGGAATTACCGGAGAGTTGCCAGCCTGCAGGTCCTGCACATTTTCGCTGCTCCTGCAGTTATTCGAAGCTCCTGCACTTTTTTGGAGTTCCTGCAGCATGGCACCACGGCACGCGTTCCATATGTCAGTCGCCAACTTGCACTCTGCCTTATCAAGCTGGAATGCCACACCATGCGGTGGGCGGATGCTGGCAATGATTTGGATATTTCCCGGAGTGGCTTCTTCTGGCACTACCGGCGCTGGCTGCGCGTGGCGATAGAGCGGGATTAAGCCATCACTCGGGTCGCGCCACATCCATTCTTTAGTGCAGGCTGCATTTCCCCTACCATTGCTCTTGAAATTATCGAATGATTGCGGGTCTGCATACGCCACCGGCTCACTGCCCTCTACCGAAAGCGGGGCGGTGTAGAGCGTTCTTGTGTCCTCACCAATACTGCGGCAGCGAATCATCTCCTCCTCGTCTACGTCAGACCAGGTGTCATCGTTGTTGCCATAGACCTGGTAAACAGGCTCGCTGTCCATTGCGGCCAGCAGCGTGCCGGCCATTGTAATCTCATCATCGCTACACCGTCTGGCGTCAACTCTGCCGGCTGCGATTTTTTCTAGGCGCTCTCTGGTTAATTTGCTGGTCATTGGTCGCGATCCTCGTAAGTTGGCTGCTTCCATCCGCAATGGCAGTCCTGAAGCTCTCCGCTACCACCCTCCAGATATTCACCGCATTCCGGGCAATACAGCAGTGGCATGCCGTATGTCACCAGCAGGCGATGTACGCGCCGTGCACGCTCTATAGTCATGATGGTCATTGGTTGGCTCCTTCTGCGGCACGATTGACTATCACGCCGTCATAAACTTCTTTGAGATGTCCGCGCAGGTCCATCCTGCGCAGTGCGCTGTACATGTAATCGCATTCGGCCTGCTTGTTGGCCTGAAATGGCTTGTGCTCCCGAGAGCACCACAGCGCGTTTCCCGGCCAGCCGTGGACCTTGTACACGCGCCCGTTCCTGACGTGCAGGAGGCCCCAGCCAGGCGGTAAATCCGAAACCTCGATAAAACCAGGCTCGGCCATGAAAAAGCGCCAGTCGCCCATACCTTTCGACGGTTCAATCCGGAAATGTTTTTTCCTGTCCGCCAGAAAGTCAGCGCGGGAACATTTCACCTCAATCAGGCAGGATGCCAGGTTACGGAAGCCGATAGCATCAGGCTGTTCGCCGGTGCCAACGTAGGCTACAAAACGGTCGTGAAACGCCACCTTGAAACCGTTGTTTTGCAGAAAGCGGCAGGCAATCTGACAAAGCTCATCGTGTGTAAGTGCCATCTACTCAGCCTCCCTGATTCCCATCTCATGCAGATATTCGTCCGCATCCTTCACAAACTGACCGCCGGCACCGTAGTAGCGGTGAGTTACGATGTCGATGGTTGCTAACGGGTCAGCCTTAAGAATCTGAAGGAGAAAATCTTCCAGCTGACCAACCGGGTGCTTGATAACTGGCACCTTACCAGGGTGGCGAACCACTAAAAATTGGTTGCCTTCCTCCCGAACTCCATCCGCATCTTCAGGCTTCACGGTGACGGTGCGGGACTCCAAATGTTCGATGTACGCCTTCAGCACATCAGCGCGGTGTTTTCCCAGCGGCTTCACTACGCCGAACCGCCTGTCTGTGTTCACCCAATCTGTTTTATCGCTCCATTCCATGTAAGCCGTGCGGAAGGACTCCAGCTCGGCGATGCGATTAGCCTGCAGGCCAATAATGTTTGACTGGCTTATGATGGCCTTTCCGCCGCATTCCAGTTGCTCCAGCAAAACGGCATCACCCATAGCTACCAGAACATCATCGGTTGCCGGTGTTTCTACCGGGAGATAGGCATGCAGCAGGCGCCGCTTAACCAGGTCTACCAATCGCTCGTCACTGCTTTCAGCCAGCGCATCAATCAATCCTTCAGCGTATGCGGCGTTGATGCATCCAGCCGCATTCTCTACACTGCCTTTCAGGGCTGCATTTTCGGATGTGAGGCTTCCCATCCGCTCATGCAGCTTTGTCGCAGCTTCAATGCCGCCGGCTACGAGTGCGTTTTTGGCCTGCGCCTTCTCCAGCTCATCTACCAGCGCGATTATGCTATACGCATCCACAGCCATGGTGAAAACCGAGTGATCGAATGCTTTCTCAGCGGTCGCTTTCAGGCTCTGCGCCAGTTCGGTGATATCAGTCATTCTTCGTCCTCCAGGTCAGCAATGGCGTCCATCACGTCAGAGCCGCGAATAAATTCGAACGCGCGACAGGCCATTTCGAAAACGAGCTGCTCCTGAGGGTGCGGAGACTCCCAATATTTGAAGCCGGCGCGATGTGTGTATCCCTGCATAGCGTAGAACTGACCAGCCAGTTCGATAGCTGCGTTAACGAGTTCGCGATTTGTCATGGCTGATTCGGTGATATCAGTTGTCATGCGGCACCGCCAAGTTCAGTTGATGCCTTTTCAATCGCTCCACGAACTAAGGAGTTAATCTCGTAATGATCTTCTGCCGTAAGCGCTCCCACTTCGTTTTCAACAGAATCGAGGATTTCAAACAGGTAATTTTCAATACTGCTCAGCATCGCTTTAGCAACCAAATCACGGTTTACCTTGCTCATTTGGCCCCCTCTGCGTTCGCATGCACGCGGATCTGCTCGATAAGCTCCTCAGCGTTAACCTCAAACCGCGCCAGTGTTTCGCACCCGCCAACTTTGTCGCCTGAAATACGGTAGCCACCGCTGTCATTGCTGACGCAGAGAGACAGTCCACCACTCTGGTTATGAGATACTTCGATATAGACATGGTTTGGTGTCAGCATTTGTCTAACCCCTCGCGCAGCTGCTTGGCGAAAACTTCAGCCTCTTCTGCACTGTCTAAACAGAATGAAATGCTACGCGCAGCCACAGCTACATTGCGTTTTTGCAGGCGCTCAGCCACTCCTCTTTGCTCTGCTGCGAATAGCTCCACCCCATCAGCCTTAATCCCGGCTACGATGCGATCGGTGGCGGGGGTCTGCAGTGCTGACCATGCCGCTGTTACCAGGGTGTCGAAGTCACACACCACCATGTCACCGTGGTACTCTTCAGAATTGGCGATGGTGGACAACGTTTTCTTCAGCCCCACATTCTCCGCAGCCAGCTGCCGCAGATGGTCCTGCAGGTCTACGCCAGCCGGGCAGCCGGATACCTCGCGACACTTCTCGATAGTCGCCAGTGCAGCCGTTAGTTCGCCTTCCATTTCGTAAACGCTCATGCTGTCCACCACTCAATAATCATGCAGATGCCCCAGGTCGCTACGGCAATCAGCACCCAGCAGATCGCATCAAAAATGGCGGCAAACCGACGTAGCGTATATTTGCTGTAATGGTCCGGATCAAATTTCATACCGCCTCCCCGAGGACCCAGCGCAGAGCCGCGGCATATTCACCACTGGCATCGCCAAGGGCTTTGGTTATTTCTTTGCGAGATTTGACCCGCGGCTTTGTCTCACCAAGAATCTGCCTCTGCCGGCGGGTTTTCTCATGACCTTTAGCGCCAGCGGTCGCCGTTTCGAGTTGCTTAACCTTTTCCCGTTGTTCTTCTGGTGGGAGTGTGCCGAGCTGGCGAGCCTGGGTGACCGTTACGATCCCAGCCTCTACAGCATCTTTAACGGCTTGGGTGGCATCGAGCAGGGACAGAGTTGCGCGCACGGTCTGGATACTGGCACCAAACATCAGGGCCAGGTCTTTTTCGTCATGACCTCGCTCCAGTGCGTCGGCCATTTTTTTCGCCCGACCTAATGGGGTGTCCGCCTGGCGGATTTCGTTTGCGCTGACCATCGCCTGTGCCATACGGACGGGAGAGCCACGTTTAGGTACCGCAGGAACCAGCAGAGGGGATTCACCCGATTTCACCAGGCGCTTATTGGCCTCCAGGGTGTGACGCACGCGCTGGCGGCCATCAACTACACAGGTCATCCCGCTTTCGGGATCTTTCCAGACAATAATTGGCTCAAGTACACCCTGATCCATGATGTTCAACACCATCGCCTCGTTGATGGGCAGATGAATACGTTCATCGTAAAGCGGGTGGGTCTTATCGGTTACCAGGTGCAGTTTTTCGGGCTCGAACGTCAGAACGTTCGTCTTGCCACTGGCGCCGTATACAACTTTTGAGTCTTTAGCCATTGCTGCTAGCTCCGCTCTGGTTTGATAGCAAAGCAGCCATAGCTGTGTTCTGATCCATCGCCTCGGTAAGGGCAACGAAGGTCACATCCAGCCTTGACGCGATATCACGCATTAATTGGGCTGCTGCTGGTGGCAAGTCAGTTGCCGCAGCATTAGCTGCAGCAACTAACTCTTTAACTTTCATATGTGCCATTAACGCCGCTCCATTAGTTGGTTAAAGCGATTCATGAACATGCCGTAAGACTGGCCCGGGCGGACGGGATTAATCACAAACTGGTCGGTAGGAATAACGCCGTCGAGCATCGGCCAGTGGGTGCCGTCGTCGATCTCAAAGTCGCGACGTTCGCTGGCCAGCATCACCAGGTCGGCATATTTAACGGTCGGGTGCTGCTCAGCCGGTAGGCCGAATTTTTGGCGAATAGCTGCATCAACCTGATCTTCAATGGCGCGGTAGTCAGGAAACAGGCGTTTCAATGGGGCAGGGATATCCTGCAAATATGCCTCGGCGGCGTCGTGCAGCAGCGCTTCAAGCGCAAATTCCTGGGGTACCAGTTGGCTCGTTAATACGCTGTGCTGCCCGACGCTATAGAACTCCGGGAGATGGCCAGCGAAACGGCAAATGTTCGAGAGGGCATTTGCGATATCTTCGATCTCGATGGCGTCTTGCTGGATGTCGAGATAGTTAAAATGTTTGCCTGAGAAGGTTTGAATAAAGCTCATTTTTTTCTCCATACGTTACGCCTGCACAGCGCTGATTTTTGGGTGTAGAAATCCCTCGCCAGGTGGCGATTAATTACAGGATTACGCTTCAATAAATACCCGCAACTGCGGGTATTTAAGGCTGAGCAATCAGGTTTTGAATTAGGCTTTGAAGTTGCCGATAAAGGTTTCCACCGGCTTATCGTCGAACTGAGCAATCAACAAATCGCGGAATTCATTAGCCATTTCTTCTTCCTGCGCTTCGAGTTGAACGATCCGCAGCACAAACACTGGTTCGCCACTTTTAAGTAGGCTGTTACGAAGACTAAAGCGGCGTTCGCCCAGGCCTTCGTAAGGGATGCATTTAAATTCGAACGCGACCGGCATTACATCTTTGCTGCTCGCTTCTACACTTTGCATCAGAGATTTTCTACCGGCGAAATCACTATCTTCGTGGTCGGACTGATTAGTCTGCTGGATAGTCACCTTACGAACAGCCATTGCAGCTTTGGAGATATCCATGGTTTGCCCTTCAGCATCGAAAGCGAGCAAGAAATCGCTCCAGTCTTCGAGCCATTCGGCAATTTGTTTCTGGCTCAGGCGATCGCCATTGATTGCGAGCAACGCCCGGAAAGGTGCTGTTTTTTTGAGTCGAATAGATGCTACGTTGTCTGCATGGCCGGGTTGATCCAGTGAGCCGATGTTAAACACAGCACGAGCAGACATGCTCTCAGCGTCGATAAAGCAGCGGGCTGGAGTATCAGCTACGGCATAGCCAACTGAGTAACGCACGAAATCAGCAATGCTGGTTGTTTCCAGGGCACCACGGAAACGGAAACGGTTGAGATTGAAGCGCTCAATGCTTTCAATGCCGTAGCCGGAGGGCAACATAACAGTAGGGCAGTGGGTAGTTTTCAGATCCTGAGTATGGACTGCAGCAAGAGTCAGTTCCTGAATTCTGTCGATGGCCTCGCCATTCAATTGTGACATAGGTTTTCCTTAAAATTTACGGTTAAAAAGTCCAGATCAATCGCGGCTTACTTGGCCGCCCGTAGCTTTCCATCCGGATCGCCAGCCAGGTTAAACAGGTTGCCTTGGTCTTCCTGCAGGACCGTGAGTTTGCCACCGCGGTTAACCCACATTGGTGTTTCGGTGGTGTCCTCTTCGGACGCTTTGCCGCGTGGGGTAGGGGTGCTGTAATTGAGGCGGTGCTTAATCTTGACGCGCTTCTCTTCAACAGAGTTACCCATACGCTCAAAATCAAAGGTGAGGACCACCTTTCCTTTGTTGCCGTTGTTCAGAACGCCGAGCGCGGTGGTATTGAGCGCCGCCGCAATCTTATTCATGAACACGCCGGCATCGAGCTCGCCCAGGAAATCGGGCACGACTGTCATGCGATCATTACTCATGGTTTTTACCCTCATGAAAGGCGGCTGCAACCGCCGGAATTTTCTCCATACACAACACAGAAGAGCATCTGCGGTTAGCAGCCGCCCGGGTGGATTGGGTTATGAGCCCGTCGCCCGGTGATGCTCTTTTGTCTTGTGTAAAAAGGGCGGTGCCAGAAACAAAGGGGAACTGACACCGCCAAACTACACACAGCACAGTAAAAAAGGTTGTGGCGGTGGTGCCTCCACCTGCCGGTATTAGCCAATCTCGGCGACGTACACTGCCCGGAAACGTACTCAGTGAACGGGTTGGCTCGTCACGTGCGCATAGCCGCAATTACCACAACGGTAAGAGCACTGCCGCCACCCCTTGCGGGATAACCCGTCTGTCTGCCTGGCGGTAGGGCGTTTCCTGGCATCTTCAGTGCTCTTTCCTGTTGTGTCCCCGTCTCTTCCAGGGTGTCACACCGTATCGCCACGATGGTGGATCGCTGTCGTGCATACCGACACTGACTTGCACATTCCGGTTGTACTGAGAGCGCATGGATCAAGGGACTCTCAGGCCGCTGACGCTGCATGTGCCATACAACGGTTGCAAATATTGCCGTTCACAACTGGAAGCGCACTCCTTCAGTAACAAACCAGTCCCCACGACCGATGGAAGATGGAATGCGCTTTCATGTTGTGTATCTGCTTTTACCCACATCAGGTGAGGTGGATCCTGGTTATTCCCCGACAACAAGGATTCGGGTAATCTGGATGACTCTGGTCTAATTGGTTGAAATAAAGTGGAACTACTTTCTTTAAGGAATATGCTTTTAACTTTGGCATTGATACTTCCGATGGCGTCAAACGCTTCTGATGCTTCAGACCAACCAAGCAGCAGTCTAAGTGATGGCGTTGAAACCTTTTCAATTGCCTGCTTTGGTATGCCTCAACAGACAACTATCGATATGGATGCATGCTTAGGGGCTCAATTGACTCAGGTTGAATGGGTTAAGGACAAGTACTTGGTAACAGCCCAAAATCGTTTAAAACAAGACAATAAAGATGACCCTCAGCATCTACAGGAACTGACCACTGCTTTTGAGGCGGAAAATAAAGCATGGACTGATTTAATCGAGAGAGCTTCGGCGTCAGTGAAAGTTGATTATGCCGGCGGCACGATCGTTGGTTCGGAAGTTACAACACGCAAAATTGGTCTGTATGAATTACAAGTGCATGATATCTGGGAGCACTGGTTGCGATTTGAGGATTCAACACCTCCACTTTTACCAGAACCCAAGTTCAAATCTGACCAATAGTCATCCAGATTGTTAAAGAGCTAAGCGTCCTACGGGGCGCTTTTTTCATATCTGCGAATCATCCCGGTCTTCGTATGCCCCGGTCGGCTACTTCGTGGGCGTCCTGCCTGTTCGCTGTTGATGAATAAAATCTAACTTAACTTAGTATTTGGGTCAAGAGAAAACACCAAACATTTCTTAGTTTGGTGTTGGGTGGGGTTAATTATGATTAGAGTTCGTACTGAACGCCTTTCACTACACCTATGATGATGCAGTTGCCATTAATGGCGATATTGGGGTAGCGAGGATTTAGCGGGACGAGGAATTTTTGTGAACCATCAATAACCAGTTTTTTTACTGTTGCTTCATTTGTGCCATCGATACGGGCAACAACAATTTTACCATGCTGGGGTTCGATGTCCGGGTCAACAATCACTGTCGCGCCCTCAGGTATGGTTGGTAAGCCATTGGGGTTAGTCATTGAGTCGCCCTTAACTTCGAGCGCGAAGGAGTTATCACCTATCCGCAATGAGGTTTCGACCCATTTATCTGCATCATGAAGTACATCTTCAGCTTTAGATTCTGTAAATAAACCAGCCTGTACCCATGAAATTACAGGTACCCTTCGCATTTTAGTAATCAGGTTACCTTCAAATTCTGTACCGTAGAGAATGTAATCTATTGATGTATTGAAAAATTTAGCAAGTTTAGATAACGACTCGCCGCCTGGAACGTTGACATCTTTTTCCCAATACCCCACCGCAACATCACTAACGCCACAAAATTTACCGAGTTCCTTTTGTGAGGTTTTGGTGATCCGCCTTAGCGATTTTATTCGTTGTCCGACAGTTTCCATTAGTACACCAGTAGTCAATTAAGCTAAGCAATCTTAGTTTTTATTGACCTAAGATAGATTGGTAATTATTATCTAATTTAACTTAGCTAAAGGAGCCGTTATGACCACCGATGATGTTGAAAAGTACTTTGGAAACGCTGAGAAGGTAGCCGAGTTCTTCGGCATATCTAGCGAAGCTGTTTATCAGTGGCGGAACAGGCCTGGACGCTTGATCCCAAAAGGGAGGGCTGCTGAAGCTGCTTACCGCACCGCTGGGAAACTAGTTTTCCAGCCGGAGCTATATCGCAAGCCTAAAGAACAAAGCGTTTGATAGAAACCACAGAGATAAGGGGTAAGCCGTGGGGATAGATCCTGAATGGAAAATCGATAAGCAACCGGCATGGCTGGTGGCAGCAATCAAAAAGACGATCACCGATTTGGATGGTGGTTATGAAGAGGCCGCAGAATGGCTCGGTGTTACTGAAAACGCATTATTTAACCGCTTACGTGCTGATGGCGATCAGATTTTTCCTCTCGGTTGGGCAATGGTCCTGCAGCGGGCTGGTGGGTTAAATCATATCGCCAATGCGATAGCGCGCCACTCGAACGGGGTCTTTGTACCGCTGGCAGATATTGATGATGTGGACAACGCCGATATTAACCAGCGCCTGATGGAGTCTATCGAGTGGATCGGAAAGCACTCGCAGTATCTCCGTAAAGCTACAGCTGACGGTGTTATTGACCAGGCCGAACGCGAGCAGATTGAGGAGAACAGCTATCAGGTGATGGCGAAATGGCAGGAACATCTGACGTTGCTTTTCCGCGTCTTCTGTCAGCCAGAAAAGAGTGACGCCCGCGAGTGTGCAGCTCCGGGCGTCGTGGCAGATAAATCAACGTGTATGGAGAAATGATCCGCATGAGCAATTTAATCGTAAATCTTCACTTACCGCAACTACGGATGTACCCGGTCCCGGGTGTTTCGTCGTTTCGGTATGAGCGCATGGTAGGCGGAAAGTGGGTCGAATGTAACCACAGTAGGGCGCGTGGAGTTGTGGGGGTCTTTAACCGGAGGGCTAGGGCGTTATGCGAGAAGTTAACCGGAAGTTCAAAGACCACTACGGTAAGCCCGTCAAGGTCATCCGCTGGGAGCCAGAAACGCAGCGTGTCATCTTCCTGCGAGAAGGGTATCCCCATGAGTGCTTTAGCCCACTCGATCAGTTCAAACGTAAGTTCAGGGAAGTAGAGGGCAGCCATGAGCAGTAAATTGCACGGTCTGGTTTGGGAAGCATGTGCTTTCAAAGGCCTGATCATATCCGAAATAGCGGTCATGGCCCGCCTGGCTGACTTCAGTAACGATGAAGGCGTGTCCTGGCCAGCGGTAACTACAATTCAGCGCCAGATAGGCGCTAAGAGCGAGAACACTGTACGCAGTGCTATTAAAAAACTGGAAGCAAAAGGGTGGCTGAAGAAACAAGAGCGCCGGGTTGGTGGGAAGAATAACTCGAACGTCTACAAACTTAACGTAGACATGCTGGAGCGTGCAGCTGCAGAGGCAAAACTTTTCTATTCACCTCCTAAGGAGCAATCAAAATTTGAGGCCTCAGAAATTGATGGTTCAAAATTTGAAGGGTCAAAATATGAGGCCTCAAATAATGGGTCTGCACCCCCTCAAATATTGCCGGGGGACCCCTCAATGGTTGAAGGCGATCCGTCATTAGATCCGTCATTAGATCCGTCATTTAAAAAACCTTCTTGTCGGGCTTCTTCGAAACCCGACGATAAGTCGGATCCTGAAGTGGTTATTACCGACAACGCGATCGAAGTTCTGGCGCATCTAAACCAGGTCAGCGGTTCCCGTTTCCAGAAATCAAAATCCTCCCTGGAAAACATCCGTGCCCGTCTACGCGATGGACATGCCGTCAGCGACCTGAAACTGGTTATCGATCTGAAGCATGAGCACTGGCATGAAAACGACGAGCAATACCAGTACATGCGACCTGAGACGCTCTTTGGCCCAAAAAAATTCGAAGGCTATCTGCAAAGCGCTATCCGCTGGGATGCTAAAGGCCGGCCGCTAAGAGAGGCTTGGGACAAAAACAAGCCACGAGATATCAATTCAGTAAGTCCGGTACAAAACACAATTCCAGCGGGGTTCCGGGGATGATCATTGCGAAATCGGCATTCGAGTTTATCGAGAAAAACCCAGGGGTGATGATGCGGGACATCATTGCAGCATTCCCTCAGTGCAACCCAATGTCTGTGAAAAACGCGGTACACCGCCTGTACTACGAGGGCCGTCTGGCGAGTTCCCAAACGTCGAGTGGCTATCGTTATCGTGTCGCCGGTAACCCTGATGGAAATGACCAAATCCAGCCAGAGGACACCTCCGAAGCAATGCGCAATCTGGAACTGGTAGCGAGAACTCTGGAAAGCCAGTGCTACTTCCGCCGGGCGGCGACGGTCTGGCAGCAGCTGTGCGATTCAAACTGCAGCGTTAAATCCAGAGAGCGTTATATGCGGATGAAAAATCAGTGTGTACGCAATGCCAAAAGTGGGACGAATTCCAGCGGAATTTCTATGCCGGCAGGTAATTACTGCGGAGGTGACCTGTGCTCCGATTGATTTGCTCGATCCGCCGCCGACTTCGGCTCAATCACTGGCGAACCTGGTGGCGACACGATGTTTTATTCCGCAGAAATTTTGCGTTACTCACCAGGGGCCTGTTTAGCTTTGACCGTCGTTACTGGTTTCTGAGGGCACTTGTACGAGCAGATCTGCGCAGGGGGAAACTATGAGCCAGGAAGTGCAGGACATGATGATCGAAGAAGAAAATACCGAAGCTAAGACTGTCAGCCCTTATTGCCTGGCTCTTGAAGAACAGCGCCAGTGCAGCGCCCATTACCTGAAAGATGTAGGGGATCAATGGCGTACTCCGGATCTACTGTTCTGGGGGATCAACGCGATGTTCGGTCCGTTGGTTCTGGATCTGTTCGCTGACGAAAGCAACGCAAAATGCCCGGCATGGTACACCGCTGAAGACAATGCGCTGACGCAGGACTGGTCAGGTCGCCTGGTAGAACTCGGCGGCGCGGCCTTTGCTAACCCGCCGTACAGTCGCTCGCAGTACCATGAAAAACAAGCCATCACCGGCATGGCTCATATCATGAACTATACCACCGAGCAGCGTGAAAAGGGCGGTCGCTACATTTACCTTGTGAAGTCAGCAACAAGCGAAACATGGTGGCCGGAAGATGCTGATCACATCATGTTTATTCGTGGTCGAATTGGATTCGATCTACCTGCGTGGTTTGTGCCGGCCGACGAAAAGCAGAAGCCCACCAGCGCGTTCTTTGCGGGGGCCATTGCGGTATTTGATAAGACCTGGCGCGGCGAGAGCTTTAGCTATATCCACCGCTCCGACCTGGAAGCTAAAGGCCAGGCATTTATGAGACTGGCTAAGTTTGCAGTTGGCAATATTCCAGGACAGATGAGTCCTCAGCTGACCGCAGTAGAACCACCTGCAGCACCCGCGGAATTACCGGAGACGGAATCACGTATCTGGCCATTGGAAGTAGGGCTGTTGTTTCGACAGGTTGAAGGAGCTGAAGGGATGGAGTTGTCCCATCAAAACAGGCTGAAAGCACATATTAACCAGCTCTGGCTGGAGCGTATGCCCACCAGTGAAATCATCGTTATTGCTGGTGGACTGGTAGAAAGCATGCAGGGGGTGACGCATGCGTGAGCTCATCGTTGATAACTTTGCTGGTGGCGGCGGTGCATCAACCGGGATCGAAATGGCGATCGGGCGCAGCGTTGATATTGCTATTAACCACGACGAGAACGCCGTGGCCATGCACCGCACTAACCATCCTGACACATTGCACTATTGCGAAAGCGTGTTTGATGTTTCTCCTGCTGCTGCCACCAGCGGCAAACCTGTAGGTCTCGCCTGGTTTTCGCCAGATTGTCGCCACTTCTCGAAGGCGAAAGGGGCGAAGCCTGTAGAAAAAGCCATCCGTGGGCTGGCGTGGATTGTCATTCGTTGGGCCCTGGATGTTGGCCCACGGGTGATGATGTTGGAGAACGTGGAGGAGTTCAAAACGTGGGGCCCGCTGCTGGCGGCAGAAATGCGCCCAGACCCTGCGCGCGTTGGCGAAACATTCCGGGCATTTGTCGGCATGCTAACAACTGGCATTCCTGCTGATCATCCTGCGCTGGTAGAGTGCTGCGAATTTCTGGAGCTCTCGCTGGAAAGCGAGCAGGCTCAGCGGCTGATTTCGGGGCTTGGTTACGATCTGGATTGCCGTGAACTGCGTGCATCCGACCTTGGAACCCCAACCATCCGTAAAAGATTCTTCATGGTGATGCGTCGTGATGATCAGCCTATTGTCTGGCCGGAGACTACACACGGGGATCCGAAATCGGCGGCGGTACTGGCAGGTAAGCTGGCACCGTTTCGCACCGCGGCGGAATGCATTGATTGGTCTATTGCCGCCCGGTCGATATTCGACCGCAAAAAGCCGCTGGCAGAGAATACGCTCAAGCGCATAGCCCGCGGCATTCAGCGTTTCGTTATCGACAGCGCGAATCCATTTATTGTGAAATGCAACCACACAACCACCCGTGGCAAATACGACTGTTTTCGGGGGCAGGCCCTGGCCGATCCTCTACAGACGATTACCAAAACTCATGGGTATGCAATCGCGGTACCTCACCTGACAAAATTCCGCACCGGCGCCACCGGGCAGCCAGTTACCGACCCGGTACCTACGGTGACCGCCGGCACGTCAAAACGCCCGGGCGGGAATGGTCATGCGCTGGGTGTCGTTGAAGCTGAGCTGGCGCCGTTCCTGGCCGGAAATGGTGGCAGCGAGTACCAGGCTAAGCCACGGCCACTGGATAAACCTGCTCACACCATCCTGAAAGAGTCCCGCGCCTGTATCGTTGCGCCGGTCATTGCGCGCCAGTTTGGTGGAAGCATCGGTCACCGCGCGGATGAACCCAGTGCAACAATCACCGCGGGTGGCGGCGGTAAATCGCAGCTGGTTGTGCCGACGCTCATTCAAATGGGATACGGAGAACGGCCAGGGCAGGCACCTCGCGTGCCAGGGCTGGACAAACCGCTGGGTACCGTTGTAGCTGGTGGCGGAAAGCATGCTGTTGTCGGGGCGTTCTTGGCGAAACACTACGGCGGGAATTATCAGGGCTCCGGCGTAGGACTGGATGAGCCCGCCCACTCGGTGACGACGGTTGATCATCATGCACTGGTTACGGCCCAGGTTGTTGGCGTTGGTGGGCGAGCAGGGCAGAGCCGCCCGCGTGATGTTAGCGAACCGCTGCAGACAATGACCACTAAAGCCGACGCGGCAATAGTCTCGTCCCACCTGGTCAAACTGCGTGGGACCTGCCGCGACGGTCAGCGCGCTGACGAGCCGATGCCGACAATTACCGCCGGCGGCCAGCATGTGGGAGAAGTTAAAACGACACTGGCGGTCGAGGACTACGACGAAGAGCGCGCTCAGCAGGTGCTGGCATTTCTGCGGGAATACTGCGGGGAGGACAGCACCGGGCTGGTGGATATTGACGGCGTTACGTTCCGAATTGTTGATATCGGGATGCGCATGCTGCAACCGCATGAGCTCTATCGCGCGCAGGGCTTCCCTGAGTGGTACATCATCGACCGGGACTACCGCGGCGTGAAGTATTCGAAGGACAAGCAGGTTGCGCGCTGCGGAAACGCCGTGCCGCCGCCGTTCGCTGAGGCGCTGGTTAGGGCCAATCTGCCAGAAATGTGCGTTAACAAACAGGAGCGGGCAGCATGATGAAGTTAACTCTCAGGCAGCAGGAGGTTCTGAACCTCCTGATCGGGTACCAACGTAAGCATGGTTTCCCGCCTACCACCTACGAACTGACCGGCATGTTGGGGTGCCGGTCCCCCAATGCGGCGGCAACCCACCTCAAGGCACTGGAGAGAAAAGGGGCCATCAAGATTACCCGCGGGGTTTCCCGCGGTATCAGCATCACCACTTCGCTTTTAACCAGGGAGGTTTCAGTTAACCTCAACAGCATCGTAAAGGTGAAGTTGAATGATATCGCCCTGAGATTTATGCAAGTCCAACACGATGAAAATCGTGCTCGTGCGCCAGGAATATTTGGTGAATTTGAGCCGCCGGCGACTGACGAAAATGGCTATTCGTCAATGACCCTATGGAGCCTCATGTCAGAGCTGGGGCAACTCTGCTATTGCGGTGGCGACGTGCCTTTCGAACTTAAAATGGTACTGGAGGAGTGATGAAATTTTTACTTCCTTTTCCGCCCAGCGTGAATGCCTATTGGCGATCCCCAAATAAGGGGCCCGCAAAAGGCAAGCTTCTTGTCAGTGCTGCAGGCCGCAAGTTTAAGCATGCGGTGCGGGCAGCGGTCATTGAGCAATTGCGAGATATACCAAAGCCTTCATCGGCACCAGCAGCTGTAGAAATTATTCTTTACCCGCCGGATTACCGCCGGCGAGACCTGGATAACTACAACAAGGCCCTGCTCGATGCTTTGACCTATGCCGGGATCTGGGAGGACGACAGCCAGGTAAAGCGCATGGCTATAGAGTGGGGCGAGAATGTTAAGGGAGGGCGGGTAGAAATCACCATATCGGCGTATAAAAAAACGCTGGATGTTTGTTCAGTGGTAGGTTGAAGTCTATGCAACTTGCCAGTAATCTCAAAGGGTGCAAACGAAACGGGCGTGCAGGCCCGATCGTCACGTTAAAGTGTATGGAGAAAGCTATGGCTAACCACGTCATGGGTGCTGCTGCATCCAATAATCACTCTTTTTTTGTCATCGATGGCATTTCCGTCCGTCAGGATCACGAAGGCCGCTACTGTTTAAATGATTTGCATCGCGCTGCTTTGACCGCTGGCGCGAATGGGCGAACCAAGGAACCAGGTAAATTTCTTGTGAGCTCCCAGACTGCTGAGCTTATCCATGAGTTAACCGTTACCCAAAACTTGGGTAACGCTCCTGTAAACACTATCCGCGGTGGCCATGAGCAGGGCACATATGTTTGTAAAGAGCTGGTATACGCCTACGCGATGTGGGTCAGCGCTGCTTTTAATCTGAAGGTCATCAGGACATTTGACGCGCTACAGGCTGCTGGTGCAGCAACCGTAAATGCCGATCGGATACAGGCTGGCGTAATCCTTCTGGAGTCTGCAGCCAGAATGCTCAATCTCTCCAACTCGTCAAAGCTCGGGGCATATCAGAAGCTTCAGCAAGTGGCCGGGTTGCCTGATTTAATGCCCTCTTATGCCATTGATGCGCCAGCTGGCGCGCAAGACGGTTCAAGCAGGCCAACACTTTCTCTCAGCGCTTTGCTTAAAGCTAACAACATCAGAATGACCGCGAACCAGGCTTATCACCTTATGGCAGGCCACGGCATAGTCGAACAGAAGGAGCGTCGTAGCCGAACGGGTATCAATGGCGTGAAAAGATTCTGGTCTGTTACGGCAAAAGGTTGCCTGTACGGGAAAAACATCACCAGTCCGGCGAATCCCAGGGAGACCCAGCCACATTTTTTTGAATCGAAATTCCCTGAGCTGTTGAAGCTGCTCGGTATTGTTACTCAGTAAGGGGGTGAAGATGAGAATGACACCCCCACACCTGCAACCAGTTCTCTCCCGGGTTAAGCGTTTTGTTGAAAGGCAACCCGAGGGCGCCACGCTAACCCACCTGACACACAAAGTGGCGGCATACAGTGGGCTCAATCGCAAAGACAAAGAGAGCCTGATCGACATTATCCGGGAAAGCGGGATGCTCTGCGTGATCGATGATGGAAGGTCTACTACCTTGCACCACCCGAAATATGGTCACAACACTGTGGCGCCTGTTATGACACCTCCTCAGCCGACGATGGAATGCAAAATGAATAAACAGCTCGAAGTAACTCCGGAAGCATTGCGTAAACAGGCTGACGCTTTAATCAAAGCGGCAGAGGAAGCGGAGAAAAAAGCCGGGGATCGTGCGGAAATTAAGAAGCAGCTCGATCCCTTGAAGTTGGAAATTCTCCAGGCGTATGGGATGGCCAGCAGGAAGTTTGACGAGTTCGTCGATGCTATGGCTGACGTTGGAAAGGCCGTGCAGAAGCTTAAAGATCTCACTGTTTAGGGGGTATTGTGCGAGCGCTACTAACTCCGGAAATAGTGTCACGTCTTGGCGTTGTGCTGTTTAAGCCTGGCCGCGAACTCATGCCTCTTTTTGCTGGCGGTCGCGTGTTGATAGAAAGTCAGCCTGAAAAGATGAAAACTATTCCAACGGGCCGGATCCCTGATGCACGGCAGCCCCTTGCAGAGCTTGATATTCTTCGCTTTTTCATGAGGGATGAAAGGGTAATTAATGCTGCTGGTGGCATTAACGCGCTTGAGGCGTGGCTGAAGCATAACGTTAAACAATGCCAATACCCGCATTCACATTACCATCACCATGAATTCGTCACTATGCGCCATCCTCCGGGCGCATTAGTTGTTTGCTGGCATTGCGATAATGAATTACGTGAACAAACGACAGAGACGCTCTCCGAGTTGGCCTACCAGAATGTGGTCCTGTGGGTAATAGACACTGTGCTGATCGGCCTGGGATATAACAAAGAGCGCGAGTTATCTATGGCTGAGCTTTGCTGGTGGGCCGTCAAATCCGGCATTGCAGATGCGATTACAGAGACGATGGCTCAACATGCCTTAAGGCTACCCGTAGAGCCTTTTCTCTCGGTCTACAAAGAAAGCGATATCGTCCCGTCATTTCCTGCGGCTGAAATGCTCCAGGATCTTGTTGAGCGCGCCTGGATTAAAGACGACACCAGGTACATCGATCCCCAGTTCCCGCAAGAAGTTCAGCCGATTCTGAGTCTTCGAATTGATCCCGAAAGCCCTGAGTCGTTTATGCTCCGCCCTAAGCGCCGGCGTTGGGAATGTCCGCAATATACCCGGTGGGTAAAAACTCAGCCTTGTGAATGCTGTAGGCAACCCGCAGACGATCCACACCATATAATAGGGCATGGTCTGGGAGGTACCGCAACAAAGGCCCATGATCTCTTCGTGATACCGCTGTGCAGAGTGCATCACGATGAATTACATGCCGACGTCTCAGCATTCGAACAGAAATACGGCACTCAGTTAGAGCTGTGGGCTCGTTTTCTGGATCGGGTTATGGGTATTGGCGTCATTTTAAAAGCATGAGTGTATGGAGTGCTTAACATGAAACTTGAATCATTACCGAAATTTTATTCCCCAAAGTCACCAAACCTTAATGATGAAACTCCGGCTACTGGGGGCACTTCTCTAACGATTACGGATGTTATGGCAGCACAAGGTATGGCGTCTGCCCAGGCTCGATTTGGCTTCAATTTGTTTCTCGCAAAAATGGGTATTCAGGATCCCGAGCCGGCTATCGAGCAACTAACCAATTACGCGATGACATTAAAGAACCCTGTAATGTCCAAACTTTCCGAAAGTGTTCGTATTGAAATGGCTTCTTGCTTAGCAACTTTTGCTTTCAATGATTATGCGCGTTCAGCTGCCAGCAAGAGCACATGCCCACAATGCAATGGGCAGCGAGTCATTCGGGAGGTAAAGGACGTTGTTAAACACCCTGGAGTGAAAGGCATCCCACCTATGATTAAACCTGAAGAGGTTGAGTCAACATGCAGTCATTGCGCAGGGAAGGGCTGGATCAGTACAGCATGCAGGGACTGCCGTGGACGCGGCCTCGTACTCGATAAAAAACGCACTGAGTTGCATAAAGTACCTGTGCAAAAATTATGTGGACGGTGTAATGGCAAGGGTTACAGCCGCTTGCCTACGACACTGGTTAAAGATCGAGTAATACGACTGGTACCTGATATGACCAATTATCAGTGGTATAGCGGATATGCCGAGGTGATCAATATTCTGGTTACAAAATGCTGGCAAGAGGAGACCTTCGCTGAGCAGAAATTGAAGGAAGTGACACGATAGCTACATTTTAATGAAAAATAGCAGCAAGATACTTGCAATATTCAAAATTATTGGGTAGTATTTTTCTAACGATGGGCTTTGTATGTTCAACGTTGATTAACCCGCCAATGAGCGGGTTTTTTTATGGGCTGAAGTCACGCAATTCCGCTTCTTTTTCAATTACTTCTTGCTGGCATAGCTGACCAGAGTTATCTGTGTGTCACGCCAACTTGATAGGAAAAAGACATGCTAAATCAGCAGGATATGACGGAAACGGCCCGGGCAGTTTTGAACACTTTAAGCAGCGAACCTGCGACTGCTGGGGAGATTGCTCAGAATACACACCTGACGCATGAACGTTGCCAGTTAATACTGACGCAACTTGTGATGGCAGGCTTATCGGATTATCAGTTTGGATGTTATAAGCGCCTCCAGTAATGGGGGCTTTTTGCTGTGAAAATGGGCGGCTGGTGGGTGTTGTAGCACCCGGCCAGCCATCAGCTCATGCTTTGAGGTCACAAGCTAACCAAGGCCCACTGCTTTAGCGCAAAAGCAAAGTGAGCCTACCAGAGTTACGCTTACTGATCTATGGAAAATACTGTAAAAATATCCAGTATTGAGTTAATCAATGCTGATTGCCTGGAATACCTCCCAACGCTACCCGATAACTCCATTGATCTTATCGTTACTGACCCACCTTACTTCAAGGTGAAGCCAAACGGCTGGGATAACCAATGGAAAGGGGACGAGGACTATTTACGCTGGCTTGATAGCTGTCTGGTGCATTTCTGGCGTGTTTTGAAACCATCCGGCAGCATGTACCTTTTTTGCGGGCACCGCCTGGCAGCGGATATCGAGCTTTTAGTGCGTATGCGGTTTAACGTGCTTAACCATATCATCTGGGCCAAGCCATCAGGTCGCTGGAACGGTTGCAACAAGGAGAGCCTGCGCGCGTATTTCCCCGCGACGGAACGTATCATTTTTGCCGATCATTATCAGGGGCCATACAGGCCAAAGGATGATGGATACGCCGCGAAATGTAACGAGCTAAAACAGCATGTCATGGCACCATTAATGTCTTATTTCCGGGACGCCCGGGAATCTCTCGGGGTGACATCAGCGCAAATTGCGGAAGCCACAGGTAAGAAAAACATGGTTTCCCACTGGTTTGGCGTTAGTCAGTGGCAGCTGCCGAACGAAGCTGATTATTTGAAGCTGCAAGCGCTATTTCAAAAAATTGCCATGGATAAGCACTCCCGCCAGGAATTGGACAAACCTCACCACCAGCTCGTTGCGACCTGGCAATCGCTGAACAGAAAATATTCGGAACTTCAGCAGGAATATTACCGGTTACGGCGCCCGTTTAGCGTGTCTGTCACGGTGCCTTATACCGACGTCTGGACTCATAAGCCGGTTCAGTTTTATCCCGGCAAACATCCCTGTGAGAAACCTGCCGATATGTTGCAGCAGATCATTAATGCCAGCAGCCGGCCAGGCGATGTGGTGGCTGATTTCTTTTTCGGATCCGGGTCAACGCTAAAGCAAGCTGCCTTGCTTGGACGGAAGGGCATAGGTGTTGAGCTGGAAAAGGAACGGTTTGAACAGACGGTAATTGAAATGCGTAATTTGCTGGTTTAGCTCAGCAGGTAGAGCGCCTGCCTTGTAAGCAGGATGTCGGCGGTTCGATTCCGTCAACCAGCTCCACATACTCCCGCGAAGATTCTGCCGGTGCGATACCGGCCGCGGCTTCACGGAACTGAACTTACGTGGAGAGCAGGGAATGTACATGGCTAATTAACATTAATTGAACATATTTAGTGCCCAAATATGTTCATCTATCAATATATAGCACTTATAATAAATTAGCTTGTTAAGTTGCTATCTATATAACTAAATAGCATTTATGAAGTGTTTACTTGTTGCTATATTGCATCTAATGCCAACGGATTGCTCTGATTTACCAAAGTGATTGGCAGTTTTTCTGTTAATCGTCTTGGATTATGGACATGACTCAAATCTCACAGCAAACGACAAAAAATAAAAATTCGTTAACGTTTCCTGCAGACTTCCCTGCGGGCACTCCACCTCAGGAAGCGCAAGATGCTTCAGGTGTATTCTTTCGTCTTACAAAGGCAAATCCTCCAGGGGATCAGTGCTTTTTGAATATGAAAGATGAAAATCCTAAACGATTAAAAAAATTCACAGGGCATAAGCTAAAGTGTTGTTATGGTGTATCAGTTTATACTGATGAAAATTCAATTATTAATGCCTTTAATAAGTTTCCTGATGGTATTGGTGAGCGATTTGTTGCTCAGGGTGAGTTTGCAGCTAACGACGGAGTTATGCTAAAAACAGGTGCTCCAGATTCAACTCACTACACAATATGGCTTTATAACGAATCGCTGGTACATGCCAAATTTGTTTGTGTAAGGAGGCTGGATAAATGAGTAACATCTTCCTTAAAGACAGCGCGTTTGGTGAACTAAAATACGAAAATGTTTATGAGTTTTTCGAAGGGCCAAAATTTTTCTCAGTTACTAATGAGATAAATAGTCTATTTGCTGTTTATTGGTTAGGGGATTATGATGACTTCGAAAAGTGGATCGTCATTCCCATATCTGCTGAACGCTTGGAATCTTTGGAAAGAAAAAGAATAGATATTCGTAGTGTTCTAATGCACCAAGAGCAAAAGAAATACTATCAGTTAGATGTGTTTTATGAGAATGAGCGAGTTGTAGCATTAGCTTTAGATTCGTCTTCTGTCTCTGACAACATGACCTTGCCACAAAGTGGATTGTTTATAAGCTCTGTACTGCCTGTTTTAGCTAATGGTAAAATAGGCAAGGCAATTGAGTTTTCAACTCATGAAATTCATGTGGAGAAAACCAAGTCATCCACTGATCCATTAGTACTAAATGGTGTTTCTAAATTATTTGAATGTTTCAATGACTTATACTCATCGATCATTAACTCTTTTGATGAAAAGGACTTGGTGCGACCAGTATCTGGTCGCCCTGGATCTTTTGTGCTTTCTTTCCAAGCTGAAAAAATGCAGAAAGTAGAGCCGTTATTAAAAGAGTTAAGTGATTTGATTGGTGCTAAAGGTGATATAGTTAGTTTTATTAAAAACAATAATATTGATGTTCAAATGCTTTCAGCTTTATTTGATTCTGTTGTTAATACAAGTTCAAGCTTTGAATTAAAAAGTAACTATACAGATGAGGTTGTATTAATAGTTCGAAAAGCGGATGCTGAATTTTACTCCAAAACTTTGGCTAAGATGTCTGCCCAGGTTGTTGGCGGCTATCAGGTACCTCAAGCCAATTTAATTGATCAGGTTTTTAAAATTGTAGAGTTAAAATGGAAGGGTATATATCTTGATGTAATTAGTACAGGCCTGGATCCTCGTCATATACTGTACTATATACACGCAGGTAAAATTCTAGGTTTACTTAATGAAAATGGTTCAGTCTCTGCACTCGGACAACAATTAGCTGAATCTGAGCATGAAAAGAGATTAAGGATTGCGGCCCGTGGCTTTGAGTCCAGTCATTGTGGTTGGGCTTGGATACAATGGAGCCAGGCAAAAAATCTTTCAGAACTAGATGCCTCAACGGCAGAACCTTTTTTGTTTGATATGTGCTTATCGCTTAGCGATAAAACTAAGAAGCGAAGAGCTTCGACTTTAAGACAATGGTGTGAAGCTTTGCAACCAGCATACCGAGAGTTGTAAATTACAACATGGTTTTCTAGATCGATGTTGTTCTAGTTTTTATTCATATTGTTTTCATACTTTTAAGGCTCGCGTTCGCGGGCCTTTTTCATATCTGCGCCACGCCCGGCGTATAAAACCTGCAGAGCTTTTCGGGGTGAGCCTTTGGAATGGTCGTGGGACTGTTCTGCAGGGCGGCCACTCTGGGCGAAGGCTCACCTCAAAAGGATAGTCACATGAAAAAGTTAATCATGGCCGCAATCGCGGTCGCTTCGCTATGCCTGAGTAACGTTGTGGCAGCTGCGGATGTCGTCATCACCACCGGCCAGCAGGGCTTAACCTACAACACGGTATATGGCGTAAATCTGGCCGGTGCCCTAACCGAATATGGCTACAGCTCGACGGTGATCCCCAGCAAAGGCTCGCTGGACAACCTCGATAAGGTCGCCAGTGGTACTGCTCAGATTGGTTTTACCCAGGCCGACGCTTACCAGTTCTGGCGCAGCCGCCACGGCAACGAAGCTCAGAAAGTGGACATTATCGGTGAACTCGCTGATGAATGCGTTTTCGTAGCTGCCAAGAAGGGCGGGAAGGTCAGCGATGAGGGAGATTTAAAAGCCGGGGTGAAAATTGCAGTCGGCGAGCCCACCAGCGGATCGTATGCGTCCTGGCAATACCTGCAAAGCCTGGAAAAAAACTACGCGAAGGTCGAAACCTACGCGAAAGGCGGCGTGCGCTCGCTGGCGAAAGTCACTACCGGCGAATATGACGCTTTCCTCTGGGTATCCGCGCCGGACAGGTCGAATAAATTTCTGGAAGCGGTTAACCAGGAGAGCAGCGGCCTGACCATGATCGACATGAACGGCTGGCATGTTGACGATAAGCTGCCGAACGGTAAGCCGGTCTACGAGCTCAAAAAAGCGGTAACTCAATCCGGCTGGCTGAGTGATTCAAAGGTCAAGGTACCATGTACCAAAACACTGGTGGTCGCTAATACCGATGCCGGTGATGAATTGCTGGAAACAGCGTCGACCGTTCTGTTGAAAAACCTCAGCCGTGTGCTGGGTACAGATGGTAAGTGATTATGATCCGCCGGTTATGCTGCTGGGTGCTGTTTGTCGTCCTATTGCTCGTTGCCTGGCGACTAGCAGGCGTGCTGGTAGATATGGTGCTGCTGGTCATCATCGTGGTGGCGCTGGTGGCCTGCCGGCGCTGGCCTTTTAAAAGAAAAACCTGACACTGTGCAAAAGGCATCTTCGGGTGCCTTTGACAGAGTGCTTGCTATTGACGATGAGAATGATGTCGTCATAAATTATTGGTGTGGTGAATCCCCCTATGCGGAGGGGCGGAAACAGCTTAAATGGAATCCTTATGATTCACTCGGACCGCAAGTCATGGTTGCTGACCAAAGGCTTACTGAGAGGCACTCAGCACCACACCCCAATTTCAGCCCACGTTATCGCGTGGGCTTAACATTATTGGCGTATTGCGAGTCTGATCGCTATTGCTTCCAGGTCGGAGAGGAATGTTTCCTCATAAACTGCATTGTTCATTGCGTCTATCGCAGCCTTACGATCTTGCTCATCAGAGTATTCGTAGCGGTCTGCAATTTGAGTAATCATCTCAATAGAGATGTCGTCACCACGCAACTTGTCGCTATTGATGATGTCGATGGCCGCTTTGATTTTCCCCATTTCAAGCTCCATCGCCTCGAGTAAGCGATTTGATAGGTTTTCCGGTTGGGACTTCCCAGACACGAAATTCCTCACGGTACGGTCAGAAATACCGAGGGCGCGTGAAAGTGCAGACTGCCACTTATCCCCATATACCGCTTCCCCAACAGCGCGTAATTTTTCCAGATTGTTCATAGCATCTCACCTTTAGGCCCGCATCACGCGAGCCTGTCAGAATTTTAAATGACGTAGCTGTTGATGATGGCGTCAGCGCTGTCGGCGTCAGTAGCGTTGCGATACAGGTCTTCGACAATTTCGGCCTCGCGGTCAAGGTCGATGAAATCGATCATGCCGTGATTGAACAGAAAAGTTTTTGCATCGCTGATTGAGTTGAACATTTCGAAACCCTCGTTGGTTATCGGTTGGCCAGTTGCCTTACCGTGAAATTATCTTATCAATTTCCTAGTAATTAGGAAATATCAAAAAGTGCTATTAATTCCTAATAACTAGGAAATTAACTTTCAAGCTTACGGGAATCATCCTCGACGTGCTTTGTTGATAAATCGAGACCGTTAAGCCTGTTTCTATTTCCCCTCATTACTGAGAGGACTCACAGCAATAAGAGGGGCCTATGTCCGATCCTTTAACTGGTACCGGTCTTATTTTTGGAGGCGGGTTAATTGGTTCAGTCGCTTATGGCGTGATTACTCATACCGATTTTGGTGTGGTGTTTGGAGCCTTTGGTGGCGCGGTGTTTTATGTGGCAACGACCGCGAACCTGACTCGAGGGAGGCAAGTAGCCTACTTCATGACATCGTTTATTGTCGGTGTTCTGGCTGCTGGACTATTAGGCTCAAAATTTACTACCTGGACAGGCTATACAGACCGCCCGCTTGATGCGCTCGGTGCAGTGGTGGCATCAGCTATCACTATAAAGGTCCTGACTTTCATCAACAGCCAGGACCTGAGCAGCCTGTTCGGATTACTTTCCCGATTTAGGGGAGGAGGTTCGAGTGGTAATAAATGACCCTGCGGCACTGGCCAATGCTGTTATTTGTGTCGTTATCGTCTGTGCGTTGATGTTTTATCAACGTCGCGATTCCCGGCATCGCCCAGGAATTTCCGTACTTGCTTACGTGCTTGTGCTGATTTACGCGAGCATTCCTTTCCAGTTTATCTTCGGTCTTTACGTACAGTCCCACTGGCTGGTGGTACTGGCGAACATTCTTATCTGCGCCGCCGTGCTGTGGGCACGGGGTAACGTGGCGCGCCTAGTCGATACACTGAGGCACTAATGAATCAATCACAATTTCAGCTGGCGGCTGGTATCAGCGCCGGGTTAGCTGCGCGCTGGTATCCGCATATCACAGCCGCTATGCAAGAATTCGGCATTACGGCACCGATCGACCAGGCGATGTTTATTGCTCAGGTTGGCCATGAAAGCGTCGGGTTTAGTCGTTTGATTGAGAGTTTCAACTACAGCGTTACCGGGCTGGCGGGATTTGTGCGCGCCGGGCGACTGACGCAGGACCAGGCCAATTCCCTCGGCCGCCGGCAGGGTGAGCCGTCGTTACCGCTAGTGCGGCAGCGGGCGATCGCTAATCTGGCCTACAACAAAAGGAACGGTAACAAAGGGCCTGGTGATGGCTGGCTATATCGTGGGCGCGGTCTTATCCAGATCACCGGCCTGACGAATTACCGGGATTGCGGATCGGGTCTGAAACTCGATCTGGTGGCCCAGCCTGAACTCCTGGTGCAGGACGAAAACGCGGCACGCAGTGCAGCCTGGTTCTATGCCACTAAGGGCTGCCTGAAATATTCCGGCGACCTGGTCCGGGTCACCCTGATTATCAACGGCGGGCAGAACGGCATTGATGACCGGCGTGCTCGCTTCCTGAAAGCAAAATCAATACTGGTGGTGTGATATGCAATTAATCGAAAACTGGCAATCAGCCTGGAAGATGTGGTCCGTTCGTATTTTGGCCGCGCTGGCCATCGTCGCTACGTCGTGGGCCGCGGTACCGGATAGCGTCAAAGCGCTCATTCCCGATCAGTATCTGGGTTATGTCGTTGGTTTCGTCTCTGTATGTGCTGCTATCGCCCGCATCATTAAGCAGTTCAGCCTGACAGACAGCGGGACCAATATGGATCAGCAGCCATGACTACGATGGAAATCATTGTAGGGGCGATTGCGACGGTGCTGGCATTGATATTCGGCGCATTTCATCTCGGCAAAACCCAGGGGAAAAGCGTAGCCGATGCCCAAGCGGAGCAGCAGCGCACCGAAGAGAATGCCACCGCTACCGTCGCCGTGGCCGAACGCCGTGCTGATGCAACGAAAGGGGCCAGCGATGTACAGGAAGACGTTAAGCGTATGGGCGATGACGATATTGATCGCGAGCTGCGCGAAAGATTTACCCGCCCCGGTGGTGGTTGATACCGCGTGCAGCTGGGTGCGGATCATCTACCTGACCGACCACGATATCGACGTGCTGGACAGACAAACGAAGCGCGACATTCTGGCGCACAACAAATCAGTGCTGGCTAACTGCCCGCAACCAACTGAAAAGGCCACGAAATGATTGCAACCATAGGAACCATTATCGTTTGGGCGCTCATTGTTATGGGTGCTGCTGTAGGGTTGTTGTGCGCATTTATCGGGCTTATGTTCCTCATCAACTTTCCTATGAGATAACCCCACTAAGGGATAGTTTCATCGCAATCCCCACAAGGGGATAACAGAGGTAATACATGACAGAGCTCACCACCGCAGAACAGCTACGGCTGAATCTTCTTTCCACCCTGAATTACGATACAGCCGCCGCAAAAGAGGCGATTTTATTCGTTCAGGACAGCCCGCTGAAATATCAGCTTTTCATCCAGCAGTACAGCCGTGTGACAACTGAATCCGAAGTTGTTGCAAAGACTATCAAAGCGGTTCAAGAGGCGACGGAAGCGCTGGCGCTGTTTGATACCGCTTCCGAGCAGTCCAGCTAAGGCATTACAACAGGCATTCACTGAGTGCCTGTGATATTGCTTTTAGGTACAATCACCTCAAACAAAGTGGGGTGCTCATGAGTCCTGATTATATTTCTTACGAAACACTAATTGCTGCGCGCGAAGCCGCTTACTGGGCAAAGCTTTCAATGCTTGGCACGTGGTTTTCAGGAATAGCAACTTTTTTAGCTGTTATCACTTCACTATACATAGCCTTAAGGGACAGGATGCCCTTCATCCGGGGGCGAGTAATATACGGGCGCATTATAACTGAGGATATCGATAAACCAATAATAGGCGTAACTGTTATCAATCGGTCTTTTCACGCGATAAGAATAAAATCTGTATGTTGGGATGTCGGGGGAGAACATGAACTGCAACAACTTTTTAGAAACCCAGATTCAGACCCTCTCCCAGTTCGATTAGAGCATGGTGAAGAAGCTAATTTCCGAATCATCCTTGATGACGATGATGATAATGATTGGCTTAAAAGAATGGCCTTGCGGTTAACAAAGTTAAACTCGCATCCAAATAAACTCCGCTGTGTGATCGTACTTTCAACCGGAGAGAGACGCCGATTAAAGGTAGCTAAACGGATAAAAGAAAAAATCCAACAATTTATGTAATTTAGATTATTAAGGGTCGCTCAGGCGGCCTTTTTTATTGTGCCTCACACGCGCCCCTCAAAGAGAGTCTTTCAGTAGTGAGCCTAGGTAATCCGTTATCTCTCGGCGGCTTTACCGTGCGACAGGCTAACGTCTAAAAGGAAAATCTATGAAATACCAGATTGCGAAACTTTATCGCGGTGATGATTTCCGAGGATACGCCATTGCTGTTGATGGTCAGTTACTTGATAGGCAGGTATCAACCATTATCAGCACTGAGCCCGGTAGCATCCCAACGGCCACCGTCGTATTTAACCTGGATTGTGATCATGCAGAAAACCAAATCATTATTAATTTGGATCGAGATGCCCTAATTCAGGTAAATGGCAGCCCCACAGATTCAGCTGTCGAGGCTATCAAAAAAGCTGCGGCTGAAGGTGCTAAGCGTGGATATCGTAGTGCGGTTAATAAGCTGCTTAAAGAGTAGGAAGATAAACAGGAATGGTCATTAGTCTGTGATGTGTACGGTCCATAGAACATCTTAGTAGGTCTCGGAATGAATAAAGAACCACGCATTTACGGAAGCAAATGGGACCGTGAGCGTCTTATATTCCTTCGTGCACATCCCTTATGCGTCATGTGCCACGAGCAGGGCAGGGTGACAGCGGCTACGGTGGTTGACCACATCATCCCGCACAAACTGAAAGAGGCTCTGCGATCTGGTGACAATCAGGCAATAGCGAAGGCGCAAAAGCTTTTCTGGAGCCGGAAGAACTGGCAAGGGCTGTGTAAGCAGCACCATGACTCCACGAAGCAGCGGATGGAGAAGAGCGGCACCGTCATAGGATGTGATGAGAGCGGCATACCGCTCGACCCAAACTCGCATTGGTTTAAATGATACGAATTCTCATTTTCATTTCTGAAATAGTTTCAAGTGAAATCATTTCAAATCAAATGATATCAATTCTCATCTACCGGGGAGGGCGGGTCTAAAGTCCAGAAGCCTGATCCCAAATGACCGCCGCCCATCCTTTTTGTACAAAACCGCGAAATGAAAAGATTTTTTCTGGGAGGTTCCGATGGCAGGACGACGCCCGAAACCGACCCATCTCAAAGTGGTCTCCGGCAACCCGGGTAAACGTAAACTCAACGATAAAGAACCGACTCCGGCGCGAGAAATTCCAAGCCCGCCGGCGCACCTGACCGACTGGGGAAAGGTTGCCTGGGGAAGGTTGACTGTTCTCCTTGACGGGATGGGGGTGCTAACGGTTGCCGACACCTTAGCCCTTGAACGGCTATGCGATATTTACGCTGATATCCTTCAGTTGCGCGACACCATCGCAGTAGAGGGAAGAACCTATACCGTCCAGACCGAGGGTGGTTTTCTTATCAAAGCTAACCCGGCCGTTTCGATGCTGGCCGATGCCGACCGCCGTTTTAAAAGTTACCTGGTTGAATTCGGTCTGACGCCAGCGGCAAGGACGAAGGTGAAAGTGAATGGCGAAGACTCCGAAGAGGACGCGCTCGACAAGTTCTTCGGTTGATCCGGCAACCCAATATGCAATGGATGTAACCTCGGGAAAAGAACTGGCTGGGCCTGACATCCGTAACTCATGCCAGCGCCATCTCAACGACCTGAAGTCATGTCACGCTCGTGGTCTGCACTGGGATGTTGAGGCGACGCAACGCTCGATTGATTATTTTGCGAAAGTTCTGAAGCTCAATGGTGGCGATTTCGAAGGCAAGCCTTTCGTGTTGCTGCCATGGCAGTGCTTCATCGTCGGTTCGATTTATGGCTGGAAAAAAGCCAGCGGTTTTCGCCGGTTCCGAATGGCCTATGTGGAGTCCGGGAAGGGATCCGGCAAATCCCCCTTGTCTGCCGGGATAGGGCTTTACTGTCTCACGGCGGATAAAGAGCCTCGTGCTGAAGTGTATGCTGCGGCCACGAAAAAAGACCAGGCAATGGTTCTCTTCCGTGATGCGGTGGCGATGGTCGATCAGTCTCCGGCTCTTTCCGCGCGCATTCATAAATCTGGTGGCGCCGGGAAAGAGTGGAACCTGGCTTTTCTTCAGGCAGGTTCCTTCTTTCGTCCAATCAGTTCTGATGATGGGCAGTCCGGCCCGCGACCACATTGCGCTCTTATTGATGAAGTTCACGAGCATAAAAGCAATCAGGTTGTTGAAATGATGCGTGCTGGTACCAAAGGCCGCCGGCAGGCGCTGATTTTCATGATCACAAACAGTGGACACGATAAAACCAGCGTCTGCTATGACTATCACGAATACGGTCGAAAGGTTTCTGCCGGTTCGATAGATGATGACAGCTTTTTTGCCTTCATCTGTTCTCTGGATGAAGGGGACGATCCTTTCAAGGATGAGTCCTGCTGGAAGAAAGCTAACCCTTCGCTGGGTCACACCTTTGAAGAAAGCTATCTTCGCGAGCAGGTGACTCAGGCCCGCGGGATGCCATCGAAAGAGAGCATCGTCAGACGTCTTAACTTCTGTCAGTGGGTTGACGCGGCTAATCCGTGGATGAGCAGTGATGTCTGGATGGGTTGTGAGGAAAGCTTTGATCCAGATGAACTGGAAGGCGAGGAATGCTATGGCGGTCTGGACCTGTCCGGATCGCGTGATTTGACTGCACTGGCGTTGTTTTTTCCAAAACAACGTAAGTTGCTGGTGGAGTTCTGGACCCCGAAAGATACGTTGCTGGAACGGGCGAAAACGGACCGGGTACCTTATGACGCCTGGGAGCGCGATGGTCACATCCACACCACACCTGGTAAAGCGGTGAAATACGGCTTTGTTGCCCAGCGCATTGCAGATCTGACTCAGAAGTTTGATATCAAGGCCATCGCCTTCGACCAGTATCGTATTAAATACCTTGAGCCGGAGCTAGAGGAGGCATCTGTTTCTGTTCCCTTAATTCCTCACGGGCAAGGGTATTACAAAGCGAAAGATTCCGGGCTGTGGATGCCTCATTCGATCGAGTTGTTCGAGGAGTTGCTCGATGACAACGTCATTATCATCAGGACAAACCCTTGCCTTCGCTGGAATGCAGCGTCAGCAGTGACGGAGGCTGATCAGAAAGAAAACCGAATTTTTGCAAAGAAAAAGAGTACAGGACGCATCGACGGCATTGTTGCGGGAGCTATGGCGATCGGTGCTTCCGAAGGATATGAGGATGATTCCGGCGATATTGACGACTTTTTCAGTAATCCCATCATAGTGTGAGTCACCATGAATAAAGAGAAGAAGCCTGGCCGGATTAAAAGTGCCGTTCGCCGGTGGCTCGGCGTACCCATTTCACTTACTGACGGCGAATTCTGGGCTGGCTATGCAGGCGGGGAGTCAGCTGCAGGAAAATCCGTTACGGTTGATAAAGCCCTGCAGTTGTCGGCGGTATGGTCATGCGTGAGATTATTATCCGAAACCATAGCAACGTTGCCTGTTGGTTTTTACGAAAAAACGGCCGATGGTCGCCAGAGTGCAAATGAGCACCCGCTTTATGAGCTCCTCCATAATCAACCTAATGCTGACATGACCGCAGTAGAGTTCTGGGAAATGATCATGGCCAGCCTGCTTTTATGGGGGAATGCTTACGCGGAAATCGATCGTACCGGAAAGCGTATTACCTCGCTGGTGCCTCTTAGGCCAGAAAGGATGAAGGTTGATTTAAGTAACAGCGGAGAGCCCATTTATACCTACCGCGACTGGCCTTCAGGTTTATCCCGAAACATTGATGAACGAGACGTCATGCACATCCGTGCCTTCAGCACTAATGGGGTCATGGGACTATCCCCTATTAGTTATGCCCGACAGACGCTTGGTCTGGCAATGGCAACAGATGAAGCCAGCGCCAAAGTCTTCAAAAACGGTATGCGGCCTAGCGGCGTTCTCTCAATGGATCAGATCCTGAAAAAAGAGCAGCGCAATGAAGTCCGGGAAAGCATGGTTGAACAATTTTCCGGTTCGATGAATACCGGGAAAATGATGGTTCTTGAGGCGGGCATGAAATTTCAGCCTGTTGACCTCAACCCGGAAGATGCCCAAATGCTGCAGTCCAGGGCATTCAATATCGAAGAGATTTGTCGGTGGTTCAGAGTATGGCCGGGGTTGATTGGCCATAGTGCCCAGGGGCAAACGATGTGGGGGAGTGGAGTTGAACAGATGTTGATCGGCTTTTTAACTTTTTCGCTTCGGCCGTGGCTAACCCGTATAGAACAGGCGGTTCGTAAAAGTCTCCTGGCTCCGGGAGAAAGGAATAAGTACTTCGCGGAGTTTTCCATCGAAGGTCTCTTACGCGCTGACAGCGCCGCTCGTGCCGCCTTTTACTCAACGATGACCCAGAACGGTCTGATGACCCGCAATGAAGCACGGCAAAAAGAAAACCTTCAGCCAAAACCGGGCGCTGATCAACTTACCGTTCAATCCAACCTGCTGCCGATAGATCAGCTTGGCAAGTCCGGCGACAGTGAATCGGCCAAAAACGCACTGCGGGAATGGCTTGGCATTAAATCAGAGGAGACGCCGGAATGTACCGGAAAAACGCAGCCATGAAAGTAAAGGCATTCGACTTCGATATTAAGGCCGTCAACGATGACGGCCTTTTTTCTGGGTACGGTTCTGTCTTCGATGTGGTGGATAGCTACAACGAAGTCGTGGCGCCGGGTGCATTCCTCGAAAGCATCGAGGAAACACGTGCGAAGGGGAGAACGTTCCCTGTTCTCTGGCAGCATCGCACCGGCGAACCCATCGGGAACTGGGATATTTCGACCCTCAAAGAAGATAAGCATGGCCTGTTTGGCGAGGGGGCGTTGTGGCTTGACGATGCTGCCTATGCAAAAACAGCCTGGCGGGGCATGAAAACCCGTGCCATTACAGGCCTTTCCATTGGCTATTACGTACGGGAATCTAATTACGATGAGAAAACCCGGATCCGCACATTAACGAAGCTCGATCTGGTTGAAATCTCCATCGTTACCGTGCCGGCCAACGATGATGCGCGTATTGACGTCATTAAGTCGAAGCTGTCACACGGTGACCTTCCTTCTTTACCTGAATTTGAGAAGTTCCTGCGAGAGGCAGGTTTCTCAAAAAGTCAGTCCGCTGCGGTCGCCTCCCGCGGGCTGTCCTATCTGCTTGACCGGAGTGAGTCCGGGGGCGAAGACGGCGAAACCAAAGCGGCTATTGCGGCGATGCGCCAGCAACTGAGCCAGTTTTCTCTCCCCAAAATTCTCTAAGGGATTTATATGTACCAGAAAAAATCGGCAGAAGATCAGCCACAAACAATTAGCGAAATCTCTACCCAACTCACTACGGTGATTGATCAGGTCAAAAACTTCGGCGAAGACGTGAAGAAAAAAATGGAGGCAGGAGAAACCGTTTCGCTGGAACTGAAGCAACGAACGGACGAAAGCCTGAATCAAATGAACGAGCTGAAAGAACGCCTCACTGAGCTGGAGCAAAAAGGTGCACGCCGCCCGAACGACACACCTCAACAGCGAAAATCGATCGGTGAGCTGGTGGTCGAAAGTGAAGAGTTCAAAGGGATGGACAGCTCGGCCCGCAAGAGCATCCGTGTAAAGCTTGAGCAGAAAGACATTATGAACGTGCCGGCGACTACGGGCACTGGCGTGAGCACAACCAACAGCCTGGTGGTCTCCGATCGTGTTCAGGGCATTATCGCCCCGCCGGAACGCACTCTGACCATCCGTAATCTGCTTATCCCCGGCAATACCGCATCTAACGGTATTGAATTCGTTCAGGAGACGGGGTTTACCAATAATGCTGCAGCTGTGGCGGAAGGTGCCCTGAAGCCAAAATCAGACATTAAGTTTGAGCTGAAAAGTGCGCCGGTTCGTACTATTGCGCATTATTTTAAAGCGTCCCGTCAGATCCTGGACGATGCGCCCGGTCTGGCCAGCTATATCGATGGCCGTGCTCAGTATGGTCTTCGCTTTAAAGAAGAGCAGCAGTTGCTGAGCGGCGATGGTACCGGTGCGAATATCCTCGGCATTCTGCCGCAGGCAACAGAATTTGCACCAGCCCTTACCTTGTCCGATGCTACTCCGATCGATCGTCTTCGTCTGGCGATTTTGCAGGCTGTTCTTGCGGAATATCCGGCGTCTGGTTTTGTCCTGAACCCGATTGACTGGGCGGGCATTGAGCTGACCAAAGATAACGAAGGCCGCTATATTATCGCGCAGCCGGTAAATGGTGGTGTTCCGCGTATCTGGGGTCTCCCTGTTGTGGAAACACAGGCCATGGCGCAGAACAACTTCCTGACCGGGGCGTTTAATATGGCGGCGCAAATCTTCGACCGCATGGATATCGAAGTCCTGCTCTCCACCGAAAACGAAGACGACTTTGTTAAAAACATGGTCACCATTCGTGCGGAAGAGCGTCTGGCGTTGGCGGTCTATCGGCCGGAGGCTTTTGTCACCGGTAATGTAACCGCTTCTGGCGGCTGACAATTCAGGGTCGCTTAGCGGCCCTCTCTTTTTGAGGAGAGCATGATGGCCAGGAAAAATGTGGCTGAATCTACTGCATCAGTTGACGACAACTTATCACTTGTACCCGATTCCGGGACTATTCAGGTTCAACCTGTCCGGCGGTTTATGGATGGCGATATTTTCAGAACGCCAGCCGATGATCCTTTTCACGTTTCTCGCTTACGTGCTGCCGAGCTCAAAGGTAATGGGCTGGTGACGATAGTTGGTGATGTCCCTGATAACAAAATGAACCGCGCCCCTGAAACCAAAGGGTAATGGTTATGACGGTAATCAACACTGAAACAGCCATGGAACATCTCAGGCTGGATGATGAAATTGATAAAACGATGGTGGAGGGGTATCTGGCCGCTGCGGAGGATGCTGCTATGCAGTTTCTTAACCGTCGTTTTTATGTAGACCAGGCCGCGCTGGATAATGCAGTTGAAAATGAAGGCGCCGGCGATCGCCCAATTATTATCACGCCCTCTATTCAGAGTGCGGTTCTTCTTATACTGGGCTGGCTGTATGAAAACCGTGGGGATGACCTGGGCCATGATATCCCTGGTCCTGCGCGTTGGTTGCTTAATCCCTATCGCATAGATATGGGGGTATAAATATATGGCCTGTGAAGAGTGCCGCCGTCGGCGTGAATGGTTAAAAAAGTGGACGAAAATTGCCTATGAACGAGCAACAGGTAAACGCGCTGATAGCAGCGCTGACCGAACAGACCGCGGCACAAAGAGAACAGACGGAAGCGATAAACCGTCTGGCTGATTCAAACATGGCATTATCTGACGTCATTATCCAGTCGCTTGCCGGCGATCTGGATGAACCACCAGAGAAGCAAACTTATCTGAGCGGTAAATCAAGGGGGTAACATGCAGGTCGGAAAACTTCGGCATCGTGTCATTCCACAAAAATTTGTGTCGGTACAAGATCCCCAAACTGGAGAGGTTGCGAAAAATTGGGTCAACCTGGTTCAATCTACCGCAGATAACGGGATTTGGGCGGAAGTTTACCCTCTTTCAGCCAGGGAATTTACCTCTGCGCAGGCAACCCAGAATGAGATAACCACCAGGATCACCATCCGCCGGCGCGCTGATATTACTGCGCAATGTCGCATCCTATACCGCGGGAATATTTATAACATTGAGGGCGTACTACCCGATCCTCGCAGCGGAAGAGAATATCTGACGCTTCCTTGCTCCGAGGGTCTAAAAGATGACTGATGGCGTAGAGGTGAATCTTACCGGCCTTGATTCCCTTCTGGGGAAATTAGACGCCGTTTCACAGGTAACTCGCGATAAAACTGGTCGCGCAGCACTGCGTAAGGCGGCAAACGTAATCCGGGACAGGGCGCGAAATAACGCAGCGCGTGTTGATGATCCTTCCACCAAAGAAGCCATTTACAAAAATATTGTGGTCGCGTTCAGCAGCAAAACGTTCCGCAGAACGGGCGATCCGACATTTCGTATCGGTGTAATGGGCGGTGCGAGGCAATACGCCAATACTAAGGACAATGTCCGAAAAGGCAGGGCCGGAAAGAGTTATAAAACGGCGGGGGATAAAGGGAACCCCGGCGGCGATACCTGGTACTGGCGATTTCCGGAATTCGGGACCGAACACATGGCTGCGAAGCCAATGCTGCGCCCGGCGGTAAATGGCGTTGATACCGACGTGATCAACGTTTTTGCTGTGGAGCTTGAGAAGGCCATCGATCGCGCTGTTCGGCGAGCGGCTAAAAAAGGAACTTCGGTATGATTGCCCCAATATTTGCAGCTTGTGCTGCCAGCCAGGCGGTAAAGAATATGTTAGGTGCTAATCCCGTGCGGTTTTATCCGTTCGGTCTACAGGACGACAACATTGTGTACCCCTACGCGGTCTGGCAAAACATCGGCGGATCCCCTGAGAATTACTTAAGCCAGCGTCCTGATGCTGATCGTTATTCTCTTCAGGTTGATGTTTATGGTGATACCGCCGCTGACGTTATCGCCGTGGCCCGCGCATTGCGTGATGCCATTGAAGGTAAAGCTTATATCACCCGGTGGGGGGATCAAAACCGCGATCCGGAAACAAAGCGATACCGCTACTCCTTCGATGTTGACTGGATAACGACCAGGTAACCAACAACCCAAAACTGACCCGCCTTGTGCGGGTTTTTCTTTTTATGGAGATAAACAATGTCTGTATTAACGCAAGGCACGCAGTTCTTCGTGCTTAAAACCGGCGTGGTCAGCGAGGTTGAATGTATAACCAGCTTCAACCCTGGCGGCAACCCTGCCGATCAGATCGACGATACCTGCCTGAGTGAGCGCGATTCCAGGACCTACAAAAAAGGCCTTAAAACGCCAGCATCCGCAACCGTCGGGCTTAATGCTGATCCGACGAACGCCAGCCATATTATGTTGCATGGACTCTCTGAAGCTAATGACCAAACGCCATTAACGTTTGCTGTGGGCTGGTCTGATGGTACCAGCGTTCCGACTGTTGCAGCTGCAGGGGATGAAGATGCTGTTGATGGGCTAGTTCTGCCATCAGATCGCACCTGGTTTATTTTCCAGGGTTATGTTTCCGATTTCCCGTTTGATTTTCAGGGCAACGCGGTTGTGACGAGCTCGGCCACTATTCAGCGTTCCGGCTCCGCAGTGTGGGTGACGAAAGCCGCAGCATAATAATTATGCCCGGTAATCCGGGCTTTATTCTTCAGGAGTTAAAATGCAACTTACCCTCGATACGTTAAAAGAAACCGGGGCATTCACTGGCCGCCCGGTAGAGAAAGAGATCAAATGGAAAGGTCGCGACGGGAAAGAACATATCGCCACCGTCTTTGTTCGCCCAATGGGCTATCACACCACAAAAGCCTCAATACTGGCTTACAAAGGGATATCTGACCCAGTAGCAGGACGCATCTCTGCTCACATTTGCAATGAAGCAGGAGAACCAATCTTTACCGAAGAAGACATTCTTGGCACAGCATCGGAAGAGCGCGGAGCGCTTGATGGCCCGATCGTTATTGCCCTACTAACTGTTATTCAGGAAGTAAACGAGTTGGGAAAGATTACCAACTCACAGGAGAAGATGAATTCTGGTGTGAGTTAGTGATGAACGGTATAGGTGGCCGTACCATTGCAGAAGCACAGGAGCGCATGAGTATTCGCGAGTTTCAGATTTGGCTACGATATCGTGAAAAGTACGGACAGTTAAACAACATGATGCGCATCGAGTGGGGAGCCTCGCTGGTTGCATCTGTCCTAGCGAACATCAATAAGTCAAAGAATACGCCAACTTTTAAGGTTAGCGACTTTGCACCACATATCAACGAATCCCCATTATCTCTTGAAGAAGCAATGAAAAGTTGGGACTGAGGTAATCTTTATTGTATTGTTGAGTACTTATATAGATATGGGTCTATGAGGTCTCGCGATGAATAAAACTGTACTCGGTTTGTGTATTTCCTTAATGTGCTTTACAAGTTTAGCTAGCGCAAAAATAACTTATTTATCTTGTCCTAAATTAGATGAAAGAGCACCAGATCTTATTGTTGTACTTGATCAAAGTAATGGGTCAGCTTCTCTCCAGTCACCATCTATGGGGAGTGGTTTGAATTTTACTGCTCCTGCAGCGTTTGGCCCATCTGAGGTGACATGGCGTAAGGATTCGGCAAAACTGAAGCAAACTTACTCTGTTGATAGAGCAACGCTTGTTTTGAAGAGAACAACTTATAGTGCGATGACTAATAGTACCCACTCTGATGTTGCAGACTGTAAAATAAGTAAGCCACCAACAAAGAATAAGTTCTGACAAATATAAACCCGCTTCGGCGGGTTTTTTTTATTCCTCGGAGAAAGTATGGCTGGAAAGTCCCTTGGTACATTAACAATTGACCTGATTGCGAAGGTCGGCGGATTTGTCCAGGGAATGGATAAAGCCGAAAGGGCATCCCAAAAATGGCGCGACCAGGTAAAAAAAGACGCTCAGGAAATCAGTGCTTCCATTATTGCCGTTGGCGCCGCAGCGGCAACGGCTGCCGTTGGAATTGGTGCAGCCGGACTGGCGATAGTAAAAAATACAGCACAGCAGGTGACTGAGGCCGATCGTTGGGCTAAATCTTTAAAAATGTCCACTCAGGATTTGTTATCCTGGCAATACGCAGCTGAGCAAGCAGGTTTAACCGGCGATAACATAGCTGATATTTTCAAAGACATTAATGATAAAGTTGGCGATGCGGTCCTGAACAAATCAGGTGAGGCTGCACAGGCGCTAGATACTCTCGGGCTTTCAGCTCAGAAGCTGGCCCAGCAATCCCCTGATAAGCAGTTGTTGGCTATTAGCTCGGCATTACAAAAAATACCTTCTCAGGCAGGCAAAACTAACATTCTCGAAAGCCTGGGGAATGATCTGTCAAAAATGCTGCCGTTGTTCGACAACAATAACGAAAAGCTAAAGCAGTTCCTTCAGTTATCAAAGGATTTTGGCATAGCCCCACCGCAGGAAGATATTGATAACCTGGTTAAAGTTAATCAGTTTTTCCAGGATATTGAGACAAGCGCTCGCGGCTTAAAAATGGAAATTGCTTCTGGCCTGGCAAAGGTAGATTTATCCCCTCTGCAGGACGGACTTGATAGTATCCATGATGTGTTCACTGACCCTGCTATCCTGCAGGGCCTGTCCGATCTGGTAGGGGAGGCGATCAGTTTAGCTGGTGTAGTTGGTCGCATTGCTGGTGGACTTGGCGCCATCGCTTCCTATACACGCTCGCGGATCGGTGCGGTATCAGGAAATTATGATTCAGCTGACGAAAATGATGTAGCGCAACGAATTGAATTCCTCAATAAAAGAGGCAATCAAAGCAAAGAGCAAAAAGATGAATTAGATTTTTTAAATAAACGTCTTCAGTATCTGCGAGCCATCAAATCAAGCTTAACCCCAGAGGACGTGGAGAGAGGAGCTAATGGGTTAACCTCGCTCCTATCTGACATGGGAATAGATCAGCAAAAAGGTAACGATTATAATCTGGGGAAAGGGCAGTCCAATCAGAAGATAACACCAAAGAGCAATTCATCTGATAACGCGTTTAAAAACCGACTTTTGGACCTGCAAAAACAAGCCGCTCTAATTGAAACGACGGGTAAAAAAACAGCTGAAGTTACAGCGCTGGAGAAAGTAAATTTTGATATAACCAGCGGCAATCTGAAAAAAATATCTGAAGGGCAGAAGGAACAACTGCGTATTGCCGCCAAGTTCCTCGACTCCAAAAAGGAAGAGTTACGCCTTAATCAGGAAAGTGCAAAAGTAGCTGAGTTTGTTGCCGGACTTGATAGACAGAATAAACTAATAAAACAAGGGTATGACAACGATCTAATGGGCCGCTCTTTGGGTTCAAAGGATCGCGGTAGAATGCATGAAACAAATAGTATTCAGCAGGATTTTGAATCAAGGAAAGAGGATTTATTAAAACAATATCAGTCTGGTGATATTACCAAATCACTATATGATTCTGAAACTGATGCGTTAAAGTCTGCCCTTGAAGAACGCTTGCAAATACAACAGGATTATTATAAGGCGTCGGATGATTTAAGTAATGATTGGGAGTCTGGTATATCAAGTGCATTAGCTGACTTCGCTGATAATTCCAGTGATTATTATCAGCAAGCAGCTGATGCGATGACATCAATATTGGGCTCTGCTACAGATTCAATTTCAGACCATTTGTATGATGTCATCAGTGGTACAGAATCGATGGGAGAAGCTATAAAGGGAATTTTTTCCGATCTTGGGACGTCAGTCATTAAAGCTTTAGTTGATATGGCTGCTCAATGGATTGTTTATCAAGGTGTTCAGATGCTGGTGAACAAAACAGCCCAGGCTTCTGCTATCCCTGCGATGATCGCCAACGCACAAGCAACATCACTTCAAGCTCAAATCGCAGCATATGCATCAACTGCGGCTATACCAATTGTTGGGCCAGCGCTGGCCCCGGCAGCTATGGCGGCAGCGGCGGCTATAACAACCCCTTTAGTCGCTGCTGTAGGTGCATCAGCACTTGCTGGTATGGCCCACGATGGTATTGACTCTGTACCAGAAACCGGAACATGGCTCTTGCAGCAAGGCGAGCGCGTCACGACGGCTAAAACCAGTGCGAAACTTGACGCCACCCTGGACAGGGTTGCAACCCAGTCAACCGGCGGCGGTGCTATTTACGCTCCTAATATTTCTATCCCTATCAATGGTAACCCATCGGATGCCACGGTCGCCCTGGTACGTAAAGCCGCTGCTGAGGGCGCCGAACGCGGCTATCGAAAAGCCGTCAACTCGGTGACTGCCGGCCAGGGTGATCTGCACAGGGCACTAATGGTGAAAACTAACTCGGGGAGGAAAATTCGCTGATGGCTATTACCACACCGATATTTTATCCCTCTGACTATTTGCCGGGGCCTCTGAAAGATAGTTTTGGGTTGAAGCCTATATCCCCGCTAAAACGCACCGATATGGTCACGGGTCGCAGCCGCCAAAGGCGAGCCTACACCTCTGTGCCGACCAATACGGATATTGCATGGATATTTAACGATGCTCAGGCGCAGGCTTTTGAAGCCTGGTTCCGGGATGTTCTTACTGACGGTAGCGCCTGGTTCAACATGCCACTGCTTACACCCGTCGGGCAAAAAAATTATGTCTGCAGGTTTAACGATATCTATGAGGGACCCACTCCTGAAGGAGGCCTGTACTGGCGGTATTCAGCGTCCATTGAGTTATGGGAACGCCCGTTGCCGGCGGTTGGCTGGGGACAATATCCGGAGTGGATTGTCGGGAGTTCATTACTCGATATCGCTTTGAACAGGGAGTGGCCTAAACATGACAGCGATTAACCGCCTTTATGCGTCCTCCGGGGAGGAGGTCATCATCGGTACGTTACAGGTCGATATTGGCGGCCAGTCTCATTATTTGTGTGAGGGGTACGAGGATATTACGGCCATTACCGAAGAGGGCGTGACCGTAACGTTTATTGCCTGCGCCATTGTTCTTTCTCTTCCTGCCAGAAACGAGGATGGCACGCAGGACCTGAAATTTATGCTGTGCAATATCGATGGTGTGGTTTCCACTGCTATACGCGGGGCTATTGATACCATATCCACTGCCAGCATTACGTTCAGGAAATACATCTCCACCGACCTGACCGCGCCAGCGGAGCCGCCTTACATCATGCCGGTTAAAGGAGGCTCGTGGACGCCGCTTACGGTGAATGTGACCGCCGGATTTAAAAACATGCTCGATTACGCATGGCCGCGAGATCGCTACACCCTCACGTACTTCCAGGGTCTTCGTTACTCCCGATAGGTATCCCATGCTCAACATTGATAAATACCTGACTGTCCGCTGGCAGATGGGCGGCCGCGCTTTTCCTGTTCTCGACTGCTACGGCATTGTGCATGAGGTTCGCCGTGACCTCGGGCTGCCTGAATGGCCCGCGTTTGAGGCTGTGATTAAAGAGCGTGGCAGCCCTGAAATGGGGAAGGTCTGCGAGAGTTTTTCGCGTGACCTGACTCCCTGCAGGCCGTGCAACGGAGCGGTAGCCGCCTGCTACATGGGGAAAATGATCGGCCATCTTGGCGTCGTTGTCGAAATGGAGGGGTTGCTTTACGTGATCGAATGCAATCCCCGGCGCAACGTAACCATTCTCCCCCTGGCGCGTTTTGAACGTCAGTTCCTGAAAGTGGAGTATTACCAGTGACTATTCGATTATACCCGTCGCGTCTGCCTGGTGAGCCGCTGGAAACCTACGAGCACCGGGATACGACGCTTCACGACTGGATGCTGCAGCACGTCGATAACTACCGTAACGAGATGGCGCAGCGTGTCGCCTTCGAGGTTAATGGTAAACCGGTCCCACCGGCAGAATGGCCGTTATGTTTTATCAGCGCTGAGAGCGACGTAAAAGTTTATCCGATCCCGGGGGAAGGGGTCTCTGCGGCGACTATTGCGGCATGGGCGGCAGCGGCTATTGCTGCAGCGTCGGCTGTCTATGTACTGATCACCATGTCGAACATGGATAAAGGCGGGTACTCATCCTCAAATGGTCTGGGGCTGGATTTAAACCCGGCTAAAGCGAACCAGGCTAAGCTCGGCGATCCCATTCGCGAAGTGTTTGGCCGCTGCCGTATCTATCCCGATTATGTCGTACAGCCAGTGACGCGCTTTAATCCTGATGATCCCACGCTAATGACTGTTGAAATGATGGTTTGCCTGGGGAAAGGGAACTTCGCGTTTACGAATGGCGATATTCGGGTAGGTTCCACACCCATTTCGGCGTTAGGGGATTCGTTCAGTCACAACGTTTATGCACCCGGCGCGGATGTCTCAGGGGATCGGCGTAGTGAAAACTGGTTCAACTCGACAGAGGTTGGTGGCACCTCCAGCGGCAGCGGTCTTGATATGGCTCAGACGTCGCCGAACTCGACGGATATTAATGCCGACAGCATGTCGGTATCTGGTGCTTCGGTGACATTTAACGGGTTGGATGATGGCAATGATGGCAATGATGGTGATGATGAGGGTAATTCGCTGCCTGCTTCATGGGTTGAGGGCGCCATAGTCACGATCGTTGCCCCGATGAACGTCCTTGTTTCAAGCGCGTCAGGTTATAGCGTTCTGGTCAGTAACGCGCTGAGTGAAATAATTCCCTATTCTGGTATGCCTGTGACCCTGGAAATCAGCGGCGCTGAATACGATTTGGTTATTGCAACGTATACAGCAAAACAGGATGCGGTGCCGGGGGTAGGTGGCTCAGCTGCGATACTCAGGGGGAATTCTGCCCCGACAACATATGATTTTTCGGCTGGAGGCCAGACCTTTAGCCTGACATGGCAGGGGGTAACCTATAGCGTTTCACTGGTTACAAACTACGGCAACATGTCCGGGTTGCTGGTCGCTATAAATGATTCAATTTCTGGCTCAAACCTGATAGCGCATGACGATGGCGGAGTTGTCAGAATAGTTGAAAAATCTAGCCCCTGGCTGGGTGGCAGCATTACCACATCCTCTCTGCCTGTTTCAGTGTTCGGTGATAACCCGGTATTTACCGCGGGCACGGAATCAACTGGTGGTAGTCCTGCGGTCACAGCAAATATCACGCTCGCCTATGGTAGTGCCGGCGGTGCGGCATTTTCGGGAATTCCTGAGGGGACGCAGCGCCTTTCACTGGCACATCGCGGTAACGAATACCGTATTTCGGATGCGGACGGCACGACCGCAACGGTTCAGAGACTGGTTGACGGCGTTATCGATCTCACCTGGTTGGGTTTTTCTCCGCGCACGATGATCGACTATCAGGCTACCGGTATAAACGACAATGATACATGGATGGGGCCTTTCCTTGTGTGCCCTGAAAACGAAGTGGTTGACGCGTTCGAGGTCAACTTTTCGTTTCCGTCAGGAATCTGCGGTTTCGACAGTAAGGGGAAAAAACGAGTTCGTCACTGCGAGTGGGAAATTCAGTACCGTGTTTATGGTTCGGGTGCCGGTTGGGCGAGCAGGGAGGGCGTTTATGCCCTGCAGAACGTCAACGGTTTGGGGTTTACTGAGCGATTCAATCTGGCGTCACCGGGTCTTGTCGAGGTCCGCTGCAGGCGCCGGAACGAACAGGGGTCGAATAACGCACGCGACTCGATGTACTGGCAGGCGCTACGCGGTCGGCTACTGGCTCGGCCATCATCCTATGCTGGCGTCACCCTGATGGGGGTTACGGTTGAGACGGGGGGCAAACTGGCGGCGCAGTCTGACCGGCGCGTAAACGTTGTAGCCACACGGATTTATGATTCTGGCGTTGCCCGTAGTATTTCTGGCGCGCTCTACCACGTTGGACGCTCTCTGGACATGGAGATGGACACGGTAGCGATTGATGCTCTGGAGCAGGCGTACTGGACCCCGAACGGCGAAACCTTCGATTATTTTACGGGAGACAGTATCTCCGCGCTGGAAATGCTGCAGAAAATCGCTGCCGCAGGTAAGAGTTATTTTCTGCTGAATACCCAATCTGTTGCGTCAGTGGGGCGTGAAGGCGTTAAACCCTGGACCGGGGCTATTACCCCTCATGAGATGGTCTCCGAGATGCAGACCGATTTCAGCACGGTGACCGACGACGATTACGATGGCGTTGATGTGACCTATATCAACGGCACGACGTGGGCAGAAGAGACGGTGCAATGCCGTCTGCCTGGCAACCCGACACCTCAGAAAATAGAGGCATACCGGGCTGATGGTGTAGGCAATCCCGATCATGCGTACCAGATTGGTATGCGCAGGCTGATGAAATACCAGCTGCAGCGCATGACGCATAAAACGACGACGGAGCTGGATGCGCTCTGCTACAACCTCGGGGATCGTATCGTGCTGACTGACGATATCCCCGGCAGTAACACCATTTCGTGCTTGATTGAGTCGATGGCTACTGCTGGTGGGGTGACCATATTCGATGTGTCGGAGTCGCTGGACTGGTCATTTGCAAATCCACGCATCTATCTGCGTTATCAGGATGGAACCGCTTCACGGCTATTTGAGGCGTCATCGACGGGTGACAACTATCAGGTATCCGTACCGTATCAATCTGAGTTTGCCGATATCCTGATGGATGATCCGATCATTGAACCGCCCCGGTTAGTTTTCTGCAGTTCTGAGAGCGACCTCTACGACGCCATTGTGTCAGAAGTTGTGCCACAGGATGACGGTACATGCGAGGTAACCGCCCGGCAATACCGCGCTGAATTTTACGACTACGACAACGCCACATACCCCGGCAACGTCGCGTAACACCCCACAAAACCCCCGATTAACTCTTTTCGCACAAACCCTCGTTTGCGCGAACGCTATTTTTTGGAGCAAAAACATGGCCTTTAACCCGGAGCTGGGGAGCACGTCTCCCGCTGTGTTGGTCGATAACGCCAAACGC